TGTTGATATTAGCAGATGCCTTGGCGAGAAGGAGACGCTGGTCTTTGTCTTCCAAAACCCAAGAACCGCTATGCCCGGAGCAAGACGTAGAAGTGACGGGACAAGATACACCATGCAAGAATGGGCAGACAAACAGGGATTCACGTGGTACACACCAGAAACCTGTCCTGCAGGATGGAGTAAAAAGCAATGAAGAGACATCTAGTAATACCTGATACTCAAGTCAAACCGGGACTGCCTACTGATCATCTGTACTGGGCCGGTAAATACGCAGCCGCAACTAAGCCTGACGTCATCGTTCATCTGGGGGATCACTGGGACATGCCAAGTCTCAGCAGTTACGACGTAGGCAAGAAGTCGTTTGAGGGACGGCGGTATACGCTTGACATTGAAGCGGGCATCGAAGCTATGAATCAATTCATGTTACCTATCCGCAAAGAACAGGAGCGTTTACGCAGTAACAAGAAGAAAACGTGGACACCACGGATGGTATTCTTGTTAGGCAACCATGAACAGAGAATCGAACGGGCCATTGAAGCTGACCCTAAACTAGAAGGACTAATGAGCTATGATCATTTCTTATTGGAAGAAACCGGCTGGGAAGTTGAACCTTTTCTACAACCAGTCATCATTGACGGCATCGCGTACTGTCACTACTTCACGAGCGGCGTCATGGGAAGACCCGTCACCTGTGCAAAGCTCATGCTCCAAAAGAAGTTCATGTCGTGCATCATGGGACACGTGCAAGACAGAGACATAGCTTTCGCACGTAAAGCAGACGGTAGTAGCATTACTGGATTGTTTGCTGGTATCTATTACAACCATAGTGAAGACTACTTAAACCCTCAAACAAACGGAAGTTGGTCTGGAATCTGGATGCTCAACGAAGTAAACAACGGTTCCTTTGATGAGCTACCTATCAGCATGAACTATCTGAGGAGGAAGTACGGATGAGTATCGACAACATAACACCTTCAGAGTGGGACAGTTTGAGAGCAGTGCCTGACCCGGTAGACAAACCGGATCACTACAACAAAGGCGCAGTAGAGGCTATCGAGGCTATCAAAGCATCCATGCCTGAGCATGAGTTTCGTGGTTATCTGAAAGGCAACGCACTGAAGTATCTGTGGCGGTATGATTACAAAGGCAAACCCATCGAAGACTTACGCAAGTGTCGCTGGTACATTGATAGATTAATTAAGGAACTAAACGAGTGAAGAAACTATTTCCGTTGCTGCTTATAGCGGGTTGTGCTACTGAGCCTGAGACAAAAACGTGTGCTGATTATGGCTCTCATACGTTTATGAAAGATAAGTGTGTACCGTTGTATGGTGCGCTTATCTGTGCAGACTCAGAGGTAACGGAAGTTTACTGCAAACGATACTTTGACGAGGAAGACAATGGAGATAATTGAAGGCAACTTTAGCAAGGAACCAGAGTCAAAAGCTACCGTTGAGGCTTGTTTAAAAAGGGTTCTTCAAAACGTAGACCTTGATCTTTTCGATGAGATGGTGTTGGTAATGAACAGCACTAAAGGAGAAGGAACAACCATATCAACAAACTGTAATACAGAAGTAACCTATTTCCTGTTACACTATGCTGCTCAGTCAATACTGAACGGCGAAATGAATGCTTAGTCCCTGCGTTAAGCAGTGCAAGTTAGTTAACGACATCTGTACGGGCTGTAAGCGTACCAAGGAAGAGATAACTAACTGGACAAAGTATACGGATAAACAAAGGAGAGACATAATTGGACGCATATCAACAGTACATTCACAAGTCCCGCTACGCACGTTACCTACCAGATGAGCAACGGCGTGAAACATGGGAAGAAACAATCGACAGATACCTAAACTTCTGGGTTGAGAAAGGCAGACTTACTCTTGAAGAAGCTAACGGGATGTTCAAAGACATCCACGATCTAGATGTTATGCCTTCAATGCGAGCGTTGATGACAGCTGGCGAGGCTCTTGACCGTGACAACGTAGCTGGCTTTAACTGTAGCTACCTACCTATTGATCACCCTAAAGCGTTTGACGAGATGATGTACGTCCTCATGTGCGGTACAGGCGTAGGCTTCTCTGTTGAGCGTCAGTACGTATCAAAGCTACCAGAAGTAGCGGAGGACTTTCATGACACCGATACCATTATACACGTCGCCGACTCTAAGATTGGCTGGGCTAAAGCCTACAGAGAACTTATTAGCTTGTTGTATTCGGGTCAGCTTCCAAAGTGGGACGTATCTGGAGTACGACTTGCAGGGTCAGCCCTTAAGACTTTCGGAGGTAGAGCGTCTGGCCCAGAACCTCTTGTTGACCTCTTTAAGTTTACCACCGAAGTCTTTCGGGAAGCTGCTGGACGTAAGCTATCTTCCATCGAGTGCCATGATCTCTGCTGTAAGATTGCACAGATCGTTGTCGTCGGCGGAGTTCGTAGGTCCGCTCTCATCAGTCTGTCTAACCTCACTGACGATAGACTCCGACGATGCAAGTCAGGCCAGTGGTGGCAGGACAATCCACAACGTGGACTAGCAAACAACAGTGCGTGTTATACAGAAAAGCCAGATTTTGAGGCATTCCTAAATGAGTGGAAAAGTTTATACGAGTCCCGATCAGGAGAGCGAGGTATGTTCTCTAGAGTCGCAAGTCAAAAGCAAGCTGCAAAGAACGAGCGACGAGATGCTACCTATGATTTTGGAACTAATCCATGTAGCGAGATCATCTTACGACCTTACCAATTCTGCAATCTATCAGAAGTTGTTGTCCGGGCAACCGATACGTTGTCAGACCTCAAACGAAAAGTACGTACTGCGACTATCCTTGGAACTTTACAGGCTACCCTGACAGACTTCCGTTACCTGCGTAAGGTGTGGAAGAACAACACTGAGGAAGAAGCATTACTAGGAGTATCACTTACTGGTATCATGGATCATCCGACGTTGTCGGGAAGGAAGGACAAAGGTGTACTCAAGACATGGCTTACTGAGTTACGTAAAGAGGCTATCGGAACGAATAAATCATGGGCTGACCGACTGGCTATTAATACTTCTTGCGCTATCACCGCCGTTAAGCCTTCTGGTACTGTTAGTCAACTGGTGGATTCTGCTAGCGGTATCCATCCACGATACGCACACCAGTACATCAGACGAGTACGAGCAGATGCAAGAGACCCACTGTGTCAAGTACTGGAAGCAGCAGGAATCCCCGTAGAAGACGATGTAATGTCACCCAGTACCAAGGTATTCAGCTTCCCTATAAAGTCTCCTGACGGGGCTGTAGTGGCGTCTGAGATGGGCGCAATGGAACAGTTAGAACTGTGGGAGATTTACCAAGACTATTGGTGTGAACACAAACCATCAATGACGTGTTACTATCGTGACGATGAGTTCTTAGAGGTAGGTCAGTGGTTGTACAACAAGTTCGATAAGATCAGTGGTGTGTCGTTCTTGCCGTACAGTGAACACACATATCAACAAGCACCTTATGAGCCTATTGATCTAGAGACTTATGAGAAGTTGAAGGCAGAGTTCCCAGAGACTATTGATTGGAACATCTCTGAAAACTCTGACAATACTGAAGGATCACAGACGTTAGCCTGTACTGGTAACAACTGCGAGATTTAGTTATCTGTTAATAAACGCTCTCTGCCTAGTTGCTCTTGAAGTACCGGAGTCATTCGGATAATACGATCAATAGTTGCTAGGCCGGGAGTGTATGTTTGTAAAGACCTAAGCATAGGATCAACATCTCCTTCAAATAACTTAGGTGCTGCTGACAAAGTTCTACTTGCTGCTGTTAAAGGAGCAGGTGTAATACTTACAGCTTGACCGCCGTACTCTTCAGCACGTATGTTATATACTCCGCTTGTCATGTTAGAAACAAGCTGATTCATCGTTGCACTAGCAAAACCTTCAGGTGTTAATACATCTTCAAGATACTTGTCGTTAGTAAAGTCAAGCGTCTTACGGCCATCGTCCCAAACACCTGCAACAACACCAAACAAACCTACATATTTAGCACTGTTAAGCATTGCTGCTCGCGCAGCTTCAGCGCCTTCTCTGGTGTTCAATCCTTTTTCCTGAGCCTTTTTCAAATTAAGCCCTACTTCAGTACGCAGATTGTTCATCTGTCTGTTCATGTACGACAACATGCTGTACATAACACGAAAGTCGGGATTGTCGTTGTACGCTTTTGGCATAGTACTGGCACTAACGGGCTGCCACTTGTTTAGTGAAGCTCCTGCAAAGTTTACTACCCAACCGTTTGTTAGATCTTCCTGCTTGAGAGCCTCGACAGTCTTGTTAAACTCAGACTCTGAAAGTCCTCTCATACCTGCGTGTTTGCGTAGTTTTTCTAAAGACTTTTCATCACCCTTCTTAGCTAGGTTTATACCTTGACGGATAGATGAGTTAGTCAATATCTCTTGGCTCATTCGGTTTACTGTACGAACACCAGAAACGTTATAAGCAAACTCGCCTACTTTATCTACAGCGTTAGTTATAAACTGAGGCAGTCTTGCAAACTTTACTAGATCTGCACCGTCTTCTACAGTTTGTTTAGTAGCGGCTTGAAGCTCACCCATGTACTGCTTATCCAAACCAAGTTGCTTATTAGACAACCACTTAGGATCTACTGAGCCTAGCTCTTTGTTGAAAGTAGCAAGAATAGCTTTAGGCACCGTCTGCAGTACAGGTATAATACCGTTCTGATATATAGGAGAAGTAACGCCTTCTATCAAGTTAAGTATGGCGTTGATTGGGTTAGCTAACAGAGCAGCAGATATTCCACGTCTTACTGTAGCACCTACTGCGTCACCGCCA